AGGCAGTGCTGCTATTCACGGAGACCTAGCATGAGTGAGATACTAGTAAACAAACTCACTGGCAAGACTGCGGCTGGTAACATTACGGAGAATAAATAGATGGTACAGATTAGAGGTGATGATGACTTAATTGTTCAGGTTGTTTCTGCTGAACTTGCAAAAAGCACGGGAACATCAACAACATCAACAAGTTACATTGATACAGGTCTAACAGCCTCAATTACTCCAACAGCCGCAGGGAATAAAATTAAAGTCACCGTTGTTCACAACAACAGACATCAAGCTGCATCAGGCCAAGACTTACAGTATTATTATCAGTTACTCGTTGGCGCAACTGTTTTAGATGAAGTTTTTGCCGCTGGTGATAATCTAGGTAAATTAGGTGACACTGCGATTTACCCGTTCTCTCATATCCAAACTTATGTTTATACAGCACCAAGCACTGCCGCATTAACATTTAAAACACAGGTTAAAGTCGGGTCATCTACTACTGCATATTATAAGTACAACGATGCGTTTATTATCCTTGAGGAGATTAGGTCGTGATTGGAGTTTCTGAAGCACTTATTGCATTAAGACCAAACGCTGAATGGAATTTGCCAGAAGGCACTTATGAAAGTCTTGTATGGCTTGACAACAACCAAACCAAGCCAACCGAAGCAGAGGTCAATGCTAAGATTGCTGAACTGCAAGCCGCAGCACCAATGCGTCTACTACGACAGCAACGTAACTGGCTATTAGTTGGAACTGATTGGTGGGCATCCTCTGACCTTACAATGACCGCAGAACAAACTGCGTATCGCCAAGCCCTTCGTGACATAACTAACACATACACATCGCTTGATGATGTGGTATGGCCGGAGAAACCATAATGGCTGGAACAATTGCAGCGGATACACTGACCCATTCAACCGCAGGGTCATTAACCACAGACTACGTTGTGAACGGCAGTGCGAAGGCTTGGTTAAATATAGACCAAACCAGCACCCAAGCTATTCGTGAAAGTTTGAATGTATCATCAATATCAGATTCTGGTACGGGTCGAACTTTAGTTACAGTAAGTAATGCTTTTTCTAACAATGACTATTTAGCAACGATTGCTTTAAGAATGCAGTCTACTGTTTCAAACACTGGTTCAAGTGGAGGCGTTGATACATCAGATGGTTCAACATCTATAACCACGACACAGCATCAATTAAGTTACATTAATACAGGAAGCACAGGGGATGCAGACACGCCTTATGGTGGCAGTTCAATTCAAGGAGATTTAGCCTGATGCAGACACCACAGTTTCAAGGCACACACCTATTTGACCGCCTATGCTGGGCAAAGGAAAACCTAGAAGGTCATCAGTCTGACTATCGTGTAGTGTATGAGGACAACGTAGATGAATGTGCAAAGATATTGGTTCCTGACCCTAACTGGATGGCGTGTGCGCTACAGGGAGGTATCCTGCCTCCTGTCGAAGTGTACTGGGAACTAGCCAAAGATGAAGCGCAGCCCGACTTCAAGAAGCACACTCGTGGCTACCTATTGCATGAGACTAAGCCTGTCGATGCGATGACAGAAGAGCAAGCTATTGAATACTTAATTATGAAAGACTGCCCTGCATCTGTATGGCAGAACTGGAATCAAGGCAATAAACCAAAGATGGTTATCTGCCACAAAGAACAGCTTCCCGGCTCACGTGAGTGGCGCAATGCTTGGAAGATTACTGAAGAACTTAGCGTCACTGATTTAGCAGCCTAAGAGGAGATAACCTAATGGCACAAACATACATCGTAGATAAGGACGGGAATCAGATTGATGCTTCAACTGCAACTGTCCCTGCTGACCGTCACTTTCGTGGTGCATGGTCATTGAGTGGCAGTGTCATTTCAGAAGACATGACAGCAGCCAAAGCAATCTTCAAGGACAAAATCCGTGAAGCACGTAAGCCATTGCTTGAAGCAAAGGACGTGGAACTAATGAAGGCACTGGAAGCTGGTACTAGCACAACTGCTATTGCTGCTGCAAAGGATGCACTTCGTGATGCACCTGCTGCTGCCGCTATTGATAGTGCCAGTGACATTGTGGCACTCAAGGCAGCTTGGGATACATCTGTACTTGGCGATAGCCCATACGCATAAGGGGATAGGTTATGGCACTTACTCAAATCATTAATTCTGGAATTGGTCAAGTTACTGACATCAAACTTGGTGGTTCGGGTAGTGCTAATACTTTAGATGACTACGAGGAGGGAACTTGGACACCTACTTCTGGTGGTGGTACAGGCCCCACAGGGTCAGGCATTTACATAAAAATTGGACGAAGTGTTACGGTTATGGGTGATATTACTTTCACAGGTGTAACAAGCCCCACACATACAATTAATGGATTACCATTTCAAAACAATGGTGTTCAAACTGGTGCGTGTATTGCTTGGAATAATAGTAGCCGATATTTGAATTTTCTTATACCAACAGGTTCAAGTTTTTTAAGTCTTGGTAATCAACAGTCAACGATTGAAAACGTAAATAATAACAATCGTTTAATCTTTAGTGTAACCTATAAAACATAAACTTAATTACCATCACTGGATGTGATGGCAGACAGTCCATCCATAGGAGATAAAAATGGCAATAACAGAAGAAACAATTCAAGACAAAATTGAAATCGTTCAACCATATTCAATGGTTCAAGTACGCACTGCAACAGTCATAAAGCGTGATGGCGTTGAGATTAGCCGTAGCTTTCACAGGCACGTTTTGCAGCCAAGCACCAAGACTGGTGACACTTGGGGCGACACAGACATCTCTGGCGAAAGCACTGAGGTGCAGGGCATTTGTAATGCTGTGTGGAGCGATAGTGTGAAGACTGCGTATCAAACTGCGATGGATGCAAACGAGGTATAAATGCCATACATAGGTAAATCCCCACAGAACGGTGTTCGTAACCGCTTTGTATATCAGGCTACCTCTGGGCAGACTAGCTTCAGTGGTAGTGACTCTGACTCTAAGGTACTGACGTATCAAGACAGCCTGTACATGGACGTGTATCAGAACGGTGTACTACTTAAACCCGGAACAGACTACACTGCCACTACAGGTACAACAGTCGTGCTGGTCACAGGTGCATCACTAAACGATGTAGTTGAGATGGTAGCATATGATGTGTTTTCTGTTGCTAACAGCTACACACAATCAGAGAGTGACACACGCTACCCATTCAAGGGCAACAACAGCATCATCCGCTTGAACGGTCAGAGTATCACAGCAGACATTACGATTGATGCTGACGAGAACGGTGTATCTGCTGGGCCTATTACACAGGATAATGCCACCGTCACTGTTAACGGATATTGGAGTATCGTATGACCAGCGTATTGAATGTAGATACTATTGCAGATAAGGCTGGTAGTGGTCCTGTTGCGCTGACTAAGCAAAGTGCGGCGAAGGCTTGGGTTAATTTTAACGGTAGTGGCACTGTGGCAATCCGCGATAGTTTTTCCACAGCCTCAATTACAGATGTAGGAACTGGCGAGTACACGGTCAACATAAGTAACGCTATGGCAAACGCAGATTATGTTTCTAATGGCTCTGCTTCAGCTGATTCTGCACCTTCGCAAAGCGTGGTAATTATGAACTTCAGCCCCTCTGGAAATGCAAATGTTGCACCTTCAACGACAGCCACTAGAATCGCTGCAACGGTCATTGGGGCATCAAAAGATGCAGTCTATGTGCATTATTCAACCCACGGAGACCTCGCATAATGGCAAGCATACTTAAAGTAGATGAAATTCAAACTACTGCTGGGGCTGGCTTTCCTTTCATCCCAATGATTGATGTCTGGAACCTGACTAGCGCACACAGCAACAGCGGTGACATCACTAGCGGCTGGGCAAGAATGAACACAGACAGCCCCGGATTAATTGGCACAGGCATGTCAGAGGCATCTGGCATCTTTAGCTTTCCAAGCACAGGCATTTATGTGGTCGAGTTTACTGTGTGTATGTCAAGCGGCGGCAGTGATGCAACTATTCAAGCAGACATTAAAGTAACAACAGATAACTCTACATATTCATCATCTGGGCAGGGTAAGTCAGAGACTGGTGGTGGCAAGGTTCAAATGTTTATGAAGACACTGTTTGATGTGACAGACACATCAACGCATAAGGTGGTGTTTAATGTGAGCAGCTTTTCTGGCAGTTTAGAGGTTGAAGCAGGTTCAAACCTGACTGCGGTGTACTTTACGAAAGTGGGTGAAACATAATGGCAAGCGAACTTAGAGTAAACACCCTGAAGGATGCCGATGGGAACAACAGCATTGCTACTAGCTTTGTGGCGGGTGGTAGTGCGAAGGCTTGGCAAAATCTTAATGGTAGCAGTTTTGGTTTGCGAGATAGTTTCAATACCGCAAGTTCAACAGACAACGGTACTGGCGACTATAGTCACACTATGACTAGCGCGATGAGTGATGCAAATTATGTTGTTCTTGTAGCATCAAGAAATGAAGGGACAAATACAAATACCGCAAATAATATCCATCAAGGAACTGCCCCTACTACTTCTTTATTTAGATTTCAGCATATAGAAAACGGAAGCGCGACAGATGCAGTATTTCTATCTTCATCTGTAAACGGAGACCTAGCATGAGTAAAGCAGCAGAACTAGCCGCACTGATTGGTTCGCAGACGGCTTTATCAAACAGGAACCTCATCATCAATGGTGCTATGCAGGTGGCACAGCGTGGTACGAGTTTTACAAACACAATCGAAGCATACGGAGCAGATAGGATTAATGCTTATGCGACAAACATGGGGACATTTGATGTTTCTCAATCTACAGATGCTCCTGATGGGTTTGCAAAAAGTTTTAAGTTTGTGTGTAACACTGCTGATGCTTCACCTGCTTCAACTGACGAGACTGTGGTACAATACAAAATAGAAGGACAGGATTTGCAACAGCTTGGCTATGGAACATCCTCTGCAAAAACAATTACCGTGTCTTTTTATGTACGTTCTAGTGAAACTGGAGACTTTGGTTTGTGGCTTTACAATGAAGATGGTGCCCGTCAAGCGGCTTCATCGTATAGTATAAACACTGCAAACACATGGGAGCGTAAAGAACTTACATTTGCAGGTGATACATCAAATGGATTTAATGATGACACTGGCGTTGGTGTGTATTTGCGTTGGTATTTAGGTTCGGGAAGCGCATTTATTGGTTCCCTATCTTCTACTTGGTCAAGTAGCACTAACAGAGTCCCAACCGGCGGTGTAAATATACAAGGTTCGGCAAATAGAAATTGGTACATCACAGGCATCCAGCTAGAAGTTGGCGAACAGGCCACGCCGTTTGAACACCGTAGCTTTAGCGATGAGTTGCAGAGGTGTATGCGGTATTATGAAAAAAGCTACCCTTACAGTATTGCCCCCAGCACAGCGGTATCATACCCCAGCATTATCGCGATAACTGTTCGTGGTATGGATGAGGAAACTAGTGGGCAAAGATACATTACGAACACTATGCGTGTAGAAAAAAGAACAAACCCTACTAACACTTTTTACGATGATGTGGGTAACGCTGGCAAAGTTACTACGTTTGACAACGCTGGCACAGCTACTAACAACGTAAGCGTCGGCCTTGTCGTCACGGGGACTAGCATGATTGGTTGTGGTCCCGGCAATTCTGCCATTTGGGGATTTGGATTTTTTTATGAAAGCGATGCGGAGTTGTAGGCATGAATGAGATGAATATTACAGCCGCAAAATATCTTGCGGATAACGGCAAAAACGTAACCATTGAATTTATAGTCGATGGCAAAATCATGCACGTTAGTGTAGAAGCCACCGGCAACCGCCACTACGCAGAAATCATGCGTCAGGTAGCTGCTGGCGAGTTGACCATTGCGGATGCTGACTAATGAAAGTTGAGCAGCAACAAATAGTAGAACCTGCATTGAAAGTACAGATGGAACTGGACGCACATGAAAAAGAGTGCGCTATGTTTCGTGAGTTGGTGCATGGTAAGTTGGATGGTCTGGACAAACGCATGTGGCGTTTAGAAGCAATGATTATGGGCAGTACAGTTATGGTAGTGGCTATGGTAGTTACTGTATTTATGGGAATGAATTAATATGATGCAGTTCAAAGCGTTTAAACCTTCAGCAATGAATAAGATTGCAAGTGCTATGGGATATACTGGTGACATGAACCAGTTCCAGAATTACATTGAGCAAGACCCACAGCGTATGCAACAGATGAATACGTATAACATGGCTGCACAGAAGATGGCACGTGGTGGTGTTGTGAAGATGCAACAAGGTGGTGAAGCAGCGAAACCCGGTGGTGGTCTATTACCCACTCGTGGTCAACCCGCTGTGATTGGCAACAATATTGATAGCACGGATTATTCTGGGCGCGGCTTTCTTGGCAGTCCAATTGGTACTATTGGACCCGGTGGTCCTGTACAAAAAAGTAATCCATATACAGGTGGGCCGGGTTTATTGCCCGGTGAAACTGGTGATGTGTTTCCGGGTATGGAAGCATCTGTTCCACCTGCGTATGGGCCAGAAGGTACGTACTCTCTTACTGGTAGACCTGCACCACCTCCAGACTACAGCGGCATGACTTATGAACAAGCACAAAGTCGTCTAATGCAAAGGGACATGAAGTCACCCGCTGAACAAGCAGCTATTGATGCAGCACTTGCACGTGGTCCTTCCACAGCACAACAAGCCCCTACACCTGCTGCTCCACAAACTTCACCTGCTACTATTGGTGACACTACAACTCAACGTATGTTTAATCCTGCACTACCTCAAGGCGGTGTAACACAAGCTGCTATGACACCAACTGGTCCGGGTCAAGACATTGCACAGGGTACTGGTCAACTTACAGGTGCAGTTGCAGTGCCTACAGCAATGGCTGGAACAACTACATCTACCCCACAACAAGAGTCACAAGCTAATGTGATGGAGGCCGCTACAGCCGCACCAGCAGTCGATGCAGCTATGAATGCTACACAGGCAGCACAGGCTACTGTAGACCCCCGTGCGCAGGTCACAGCGGCCCAGCAAACAGCCACTAGCGTAGGCAATCTATCTGCTGCACAGGGTAATGCTACACTTATCAACAATCCTGTACAACGTAACATACAAGCAGGTGAACTTATCAATGGTGCTGCTGATGCACAGACTGCTGCTACCTTTACTGAACAGGTACAAGCAGCTACAGCTACACCATCTACACAAGCTACCGTACAGGGTCAGCTTGCTTCTCTAACAGCCAACTTTGATGCAGCTAACCCACCAGCGTGGGCAGCAGGTGCTATGCGTAATGCTACAGCAGCTATGGCAGCACGTGGACTAGGTGCAAGTAGTCTTGCTGGTCAGGCTATTGTACAGGCTACACTAGAAGCTGCACTGCCTATTGCACAGGCTGATGCTGCTGTTACCGCACAGTTTGAGGCACAGAACCTATCTAATCGTCAGCAACGTGCTATGCTTTCTGCACAGCAACGTGCCACATTCATGGGTCAGGAGTTTGACCAAGCCTTCCAAGCACGTGTACAAAACTCTGCACGTATTGGTGACATTGCTAACATGAACTTTACTGCTGAACAACAGGTACAGCTAGAAAACTCACGTGCTACTAACACTATGAACCTGAACAACCTGTCTAACTCACAGGCAATGACAATGGCAGAAGCTGCTGCACTGGCACAGATGGATTCATCTAACCTCAACAATCGTCAGCAAGCTGCAGTAAACAATGCACAGACATTCCTGCAGACTGACATGGCTAACTTATCTAATCAACAGCAGACAGAGTTGTTAAAGGCACAGCAACGCACACAATCTTTGTTTACTGACCAAGCTGCTACCAATGCTGCAGCACAGTTTAATGCTACCAGTCAAAATCAAGTTGATCAATTCTTTGCTAATCTAGCCCAGCAGACATCACAGTATAATGCTACACAACAGAATGCACAGTCACAATTTAATGCAGGTCAGGCTAATACAGTTAATCGTTTTAATGCTGAAATGAATAATCAGCGTGACCAGTTCAACTCACAGAACCAGACAGTGATTGCACAGTCAAATGCACAATGGCGTAGGCAGATAGCTACAGCAGATACTGCCGCAGTTAACCGTGCTAATGAAATTAATGCAGCAGCTATACTTGGTATATCCGATACTGCATATAATAATATGTGGTCTTACTATTCTGATACAATGGAATGGGCATGGAACACTGCAGAGAATGAAGCACAACGTGCTATGCAATTAGCAGTAGCACACATTAATGCTGATGCAAGTAAAGACGTACAAAAAATTAAGGGTGACTATGAATCAAGTGCTGCAGTTGGTGGTTTTGTAACAGACATTCTTAAAATTGGTTTAGGTTCTGGTGGTTTTTTAAGGTAGTAAAATGAGTCATAAAAATCTTACACGTTTAGCGAATGCAAATACTAAGTTTCTTTCTGATAAAGAAAGTAAGGCAAAACCTATTGCTACACCATCAAAAGGGTTGCTTAATAAACCTACTTCTGGTAAAATAGAAAGCAATCAACATATATCTGTACAGTTAAGAGAAGCAGTACGAAAGGCAATGGCATAATGCAAAATAAAAATGCACCAGCACCTATACTTGATGCACCTATTCCGGGTCAAGGTATGACTGCGCCATTAGGTGACAGACCGTGGCAAAGACCACCACAGTTTACTACCCCTGAACAAGCACTAGAATTTTATGTAAATAAAATATCGCAAGATAAACAAGTAGATCAGATGTTAGACATTCTTGAACTAGGTGTACCTGTAGATACGCTTGTAGACACAATGCAATTAGGCGGTGTTATGGAAGGATTGCATAGTGTAGATGTTGGTATGTTAATTGCTCCTGCTCTTGTAGAAGTAATTAGTGGTATAGGCGAAAAAGCAGGTATTGATTTTGTAACAGAAAGTCAAGAAGATGATCCAGATGTTTCTACTCCTTCTGAGATTGCGCTTAACATGAAAAAACTTAAAGACAAAAAAGAAAAAGGTGTTATGTTAACAGATGAAATATCTGCGCCAGAAGAAGAAGAAGAAGTTACAGAAGATATGCCAGAAGAAAAACCTGCTGGCTTAATGGCAAGGAGAGTATAGATGGCTTTTAGATTAGGGGCAGCTATTGGTGGTGCAGCTAAACGTGCATCTGAAATACTAGATAAAGAACGTGAAGAAGCACTTGCTAATACAGAAGATGAAATTAAAATTCTTACTCAACTAGGTTTACCTAAAGCACAAGAACGTAGATCAAAAAGAATAGAAAAAGAAAAAATGTATGATTCTTTGTCTAAACATTTTGAGGGCGATGATGTTGCTGTTATAATGGCAGAAGGTACAGGACAAAATGTTTTAGATCACATTGCCTCTATGCAAAAAAATTACGAAAATTTTAAAGTTAACCCTAGAGAAATTGTTATAATGGATCCGGGTCAAGAAGCACATGGATATACTAAAGATCAAGTTCTTGACCTTGTAATGGGTAAAGTAGCTAAAGGTACACCTGTATTAGATGCTATGGATCAAGTTACAGGCAGACAAAGAGGCAGTGGTCTTACAGGATTGCTGGGTGGAAACTTAGATAGTGTTAGAACAGAAAGAATGAATGCTATAGCAACTGCTACTGGGGTTTCTATGAGTGAATTAGCAGCACTTGCATCCGATAGTATTGTGTACGATGATATACAAGTTAAAGGAAAAACACGTTTGTTTGACCCTAATGCTGCAGCTAGTGCTACTAAAGACACATATACTGCCGCACAAATGGATGTTAAACTATTATCTGGTATTGGGTCTCAAATTAAAAGTAGTGAATCTGCAGGTTATGGCGGTCTATTTGATGAAGATATTATATATAAGTTTACGGACAATAAAATTGCAACTGCAGTAAATCAAAAAATAAGAGAAGTTACCTTACAAAAAAGAAAAGAAAAAGAAGAGAGCGGTGACTATGGGGCATTTAACACCCAAGACTTACAAGACATGGAAAATGAACTAAACTCGTGGGTTAAGACTGCTAAAGTTGATGATATATATATTTCAACAGAACCTGAAATAGTAAGTAATGACAGTCAAGAAGGTAAAGGACCACTTAATCTGGAAGGTTTAGGTATTGCAGAGTTAGAAAGAACACTAAAGGAAGAACTAAAACCTCAAGATGGAAAACTTGTGGATTCAGTTATGGCTAGTACCATAGCAAAACAAATACGTGAAGCTATGATTAATGCTAATTCCAATCTCACAGAAGAAACTATAGACAATTTTATTAAAAGAGTACTTAATATGTATGGATATAATAAGGAAACTAAAGATAATAATATAGTACTTACTAATTAATAGAGGATGTAATGTTCAAAGCCTACAATGAAATTGATGAACTAGATAAAGAAACACTGGCATCTGATGATGAATTTATCTCAGATGCCGTTACTTTTTTAGAAAACCGTGGTGGTCTTAGTGGTGAGATGACCCGTCAAGACGTGTACGATAATTTTATGGAACATATGCGTTATCACGATGTCAATGAAATAACTACTTTGCGTGATCTTGAGTATGCACAAAATGCAAAACAAGAAGATAAAGAAGCCTTTGCTAGACTAATAGACGCATATGATAAAGTAGACGATACAGATACAGGGCGTATGTTAGGTGACTACGCCATGGGTTTGCTAACAGCACCATCTACCTACCTAGGTCTTATTACAGGTGGCACAGGCAAGGCTGCTGCTGTAGCAGGTACACAAGCTGCTAAGTTAGGTGTCCGTAAAGTTTTAGGTAATATTGGTCAATCGGCTGTACGTGCCGCTATACCAGAAGCCGCTGTAGGTTTTGGTCAAGGTGTTGCCCAAGAAGCTACTCGTGTAACTACGGGACAACAAGAAGAGTTTACAGGTGGTAGAACAGTGACTACAGGTATTGCTAGTGGTATAGGCGGCGGTGTATTTGGTGGGTTAGGTGCTGGTGCTGGTATGCTTACTGGAAAGGGGGCATTGTCCCGCGCAGAAAATGCAAACGAACTACTTGAAGCAGCTAGAATAGGTGCAGCAAAAAAAGCAAAAATAGCTGCAGAAAAATCAAAACAAACCCTAAAAACAGTAGATAAAGAAAAAATTAATTCTGTAAGAAATACATTAAACGCTTTAGACCCAGCTAAAGTAGCAGAAGGTCGCAGACTAAAAAAAGATTTAAACCCAAGTGAAACACTTGAAGCGTCCCTTGGTTCTGAAGTGTTTGAAAATATCATGGCTGCTGCCATTAGAGTAAAAGATAAATTAAATATTGTTGACGATGTTTTGTATAAACAAGGAGATACTATACCTGCCGGAAAAGAAGTTGGTGATGTAAAGGTAATGGGTGATCGTATAACCACAAAATTATATGATGCTATGCGTAATGGAGAGTTAGAAAACCTTGGAATTGGTGATATTTTACGAGAACATAATTTGAATATGGACCAATTTTCTCTGGTATATTTAGCTGAAGTTTCACAGGCTGGTCGTATTCTAGGTATTCAAGGACAGTTATCAAAAGCGTTAAAGAAGGCTAAACCAGAAGAGTATGCTAAAATAAATAAGTTACTTGATGATTTAGATGATCTTAGTCAAGACTCTGTATCTAGTATAACACGTAAAGAAGCAGAAGATATAATAGGTAATAGCCAGTTAAGGGAAAAGTTTTTTCAGGGCGTAAAGGATATAGATAAATTTGGTGTTGGTGCTATGACATTACAACCAGCAACTACCATGAGAAACACCATAGGCGGTGGATTTCGTATAGGTGTAGATGCGGCAACAAGAACAATGGATAACTTAGTTCAGTCTTTTGTAGATTCAAACACTAAAGGTTACTTTGCGCCTAAAAGAAATTTGTTTGATGGTTCCTTAGATGTTGCAAAATACATGTTTAATCCACAAGAGAGTAGAGTTGTACGGACTTTATTTGAAGAGAACATGCCAGAAGAAGCAAAAAGACTTTTCAGAGATGCGGCAGATTTATCAGCAGCTACAGATGCAGAAACTAAGTTAGCTAAATTTGGAAGAAAATTACAGATACTAAATACATCATCTGATAATATATTTAAGCAAGGTGTTTTAGCTGCATCACTAAAACGCAGGTTGTCAGATAAAGGTATGAATCTTTATGACGTAATTAAAGACGGTTCTTTTGGAGATATACCTGAAGATATATATCAGGCTGCAGTAAAAGATGCATATGAATTTACCTATCAATCAGGTATGAAAGGTAAAGATATATTTAGTACTACTGCTAGAGGATTTATCCGGGCTAATGATAAATACCCTATTGCTATATCCGCATGGATGCCATTTCCTAGATTCGTAGCTAACCAATTAAAGTTTCAATATCAACATATGCCACTTATAGGTATGTTAGATGTAGTTGCTAATCCATCTATTGCTAGAGAACGTATACCAAAACAACTAGCTGGTGCAGCCATGCTTACAACAGCATATGCGTGGAGAGCAAAGCAGGGCGATGGCGCAGAATGGTACGAAATACACAAGGGTGGAGATGATTATATTGATGGACGGGCAATCTACGGACCTATGGCCCCATTTATGCTTATAGCAGATATGATATATCGCGCACAAACAGATACTTTTTCTAAGCTGCCTCAGTCTATGGGCAAGTACTATTCACAAGCACTACTACAAGCAACACTTGGTTCTACATTTAGAACTGGTATGGGTATAGCTATGCTTGATAGAGTATTTGAAGATGGTATTAAAAGTGGTAACACTAAAAATATAGCAGAAGGTTTGGGTAACTTTTTGGGTCGTTTTACTATTCCAGCAGGAATAGCAAAGGATGTTTATGGTCAGTTTGATCCTCGTTCAAGAGATATACCAACTACTTCTACAGGCGATGAAAACTTTTTTGACTACGTATATAAAAAGGCAACTAGAAATCTGCCTGACTTTCCTTTATCTTCTTGGTCTGCTGGCCTTCTTGCGGATGAAGACTACGACACACCTGCTTCCTCTCCTCTTAAAACAGGAACACTACGTGCTATAAACCCAATAGAAAAACAACTATTTGGTGCTACTACTATACGTAAAACTACAGTTATGAAAGAAATGTCAAGACTAGGTATGTCTTATACAGATATGTATAAAAGAGATAAAGATGATAAAATAGATTTTTATACTAGGCAAGAACTATCTCGTGCAGGTGGTCCTAATAATTTAAATGAAAGACTGCGTAAAGTTATAAATACTCCTGAATATCAAAATGCACCAAGGGCTTTTCAACAGAATATGCTAGAAAAAACAGCAAGTGTAATAAAAACAAAAGCGCAAAATGCGGCAAAGTTACGTCTACAGGCACAGGCTAGGCGTAGAGGATTGCCTTATAGCAGAGTTGAAATAGCTAAGTGGGATAGTTTATCAAAAAAAGTAAAAAATAGAATTAATGAAGTGTATCAAAGCTATGATGGTTTTGAAGGTAGAACTATAGGGGAAGATAAAGATATGTCAGTTGACATAGGTGGCAGAAGAGTTAATGCACTCCTATGGGCGTTGCGTGAGGCACTACCTATTGCAGAAAGAGGTATTCAATAATGAAAGCTGTGCAGTCATATCTAGATACGTCTTTAAAAGAAATAGATGACAATGAAGTAGATGATCCTGTGTACGAATATGGCTTGCCATCAGAAGAAGAGGCTGGCTTAATTGGTACTGTACGTAATCTGTATGCCCCACAGCGTAGAGAAGTTATCAAAGCACCAGAAGAAAAGCAAGTACCTTTAGAAGATTTAGGTATGGATTCTATTCCCGGCGAGACTATGACAGTCAAAACTCCCGGTGAGTATGGGCCAGTTGAAACTGACTTTAGCTATGCACCTATAGTAAGAGGTGCTAAATCTGTACTTGACTACGGTAAGAAATTATTATTTGATAAACAGACACAGGAAGATACTGTAGAGGCTCTAAAGGCTGCACCTGCTGCAGCAGTAGAAGGTGGTAGTAAGTTCCTAGAAGATCAGATGGCTGCAGCAATGGGTATGTCGGCTGGGTATTCGTCTGTGAACAGACCTGACGGTGAGGTAGCTAGGTTCGATCCTCTTGCCTTTACAGGGGCTGTAGCACCTGCTGGTATGGTGGCTGTCAGTTCAGCTAAAGCTGGTGAAACTGTGCTTGGTATATTTGGTAGTACCACTGGAAGAAATGCACAAAAACGGTTTTCTAAATTTACTGAAGAGGTAGAAAAAGCAGATGATTTAGAATTTGATACACCAAAAGAACGTGAAGAGTACCTCTTTAAAAAAAGTAATGGCGTGTTTTTAGACGAATCTAATACTCCAAGATTTGAAATACCCACAAAAGATGTTGATTTACTTCCCTACTTTAAACGTAGGAATCTTATAGAGGGTACATCTGACTCATATGAAATTATACCTGATCCAACCATGCGGTCAGAAACAGTCCTTGCAGATGTATTAAAGTTTGATGAACTAT